CATGGATATTTCAGCAAGACGATGATTTTTCCGTCTTACCAAGTATCTGGGGCTGGTCAAACTAACGTAGATACGTTGTTTACCGGAGTAAGCACCACCAACATTCTTCCCGGTATGCTTTTGCGCGTGGATACGACTAACGAGAATATTCTTGTTCTTGCTGTTGTGTCGCCTACGCAATTGAGCGTACAGAGAGCTGTTGGTACTATCGCTGCTGTTGCGATTGGTGCTAGCGTCAATCTGTGGATGGTTGGTAATGCATTTGAAGAAGCCAGCCTCCGCCCGCAAAGCATGGTGATTGTACCCAACCGTATTACGAATTACACCCAAATCTACCGCAACACTTGGGCGCTTTCGAAGACGACTGGTGCTACGATGACCATCGCTGGTTCTGGTAACATTGCAGAATCGCGGCAAGATTGTGCTGCCTTCCATGCTGCTGATATTGAAAAATCATTCTTCTTCGGCCAGAAGTTTCTTGGTTCACGGAACGGGCAACCGTTCCATACGATGGATGGTCTTATTTCTATCGTGACGCAGAACGCAGCTGGAAACATCACGACTCTTGGTGCTACTACTACCTGGACGCAACTTGAGGCTGCACTTGACCCGGCATTTAATCAAATTACCGATCCCAAAGTGCCGAATATGCGTGCGTTCTTTGTTGGTGGACCAGCACGCAGAGTAATCCACAACATCTGTCGTCTCAATAGCACCTACTTTATCCAAGGCAACGAAACTTCATGGGGTCTGCAATTTGACACCATTAAGACTCCACGCGGCACCTTCAATATCATTGAGCATCCTCTGTTCAACGCATTTGGTGCTACTTCTACTTGGGCAAAGATGGGCATTGGTGTTGATCTTTCTACCTTCAACTGTGCGTATCTACAAGGAAGAAAGACCGACAACGCTGAATTTAATATGAGCGGCCAACAAGTTGACAATGGTATTGATGCTGTTGGTGGTACCCTCACAAGTGAGCTGACTTGCCTTGTCAAAAATCCTGCTGCAAATGTGATTCTTTATAATTTTACCGCTGGTGCGGTAGGCTAAGGAAAGGAGGCAGAGAAGAAAGCGGGGGCAGGGTGGTAGCCGTAACTATCGCCCTGTCTTGTATTTCAAACACTAGTAAGTCAACCTAGAGGTCAAAATGGAATCGAATCAAGTACCAGACAAAACGTATTATCATAGAACGCCAGGAGCTAAGTTCTATGTACAAATTGGCACTGAAGCTAAAGAAGTAGCATTTGCTGGAGGAATTCTTAGATTGTCGTCTATTCCTTCAGGATATCGTGAAAAAGTTCGTGAAGAACTCGATAAGGTTGCAAATATTCCTACTTCTCACATCTACACTACTAAAGATATTGTAGAACCTGGGGAAGTTGCTGCTGCTACAGAAATTAGAGCTACAGCAGAACAGCAATTTGATACTGATCGTGGAATTACCGGCAATCCAATTACTATTCCAATTCCTGTATCAAAACAATCGGCGCCGGAATTGCCATCTCAATTAGTTGCTGCACAAGCTGCCATTGCTGCTAGCGGTAAATCTGCCGCCAAACCAGTTTAATGCCAGCTTAACCTAGAAGAAAACTGCTAATGTCGCTCTTTTCTGATATTATTTCTGGTCCTGATGGAGTTTACACTCTAACTAATAGGCCAGATTTGGTTGCAGAAACGGCATTAGCAGTTCGTCAAGCTACCCTTGCTGCGCACCGTTGTGATTACTTTCGTCGTGATATTCAAGAACTTCTTATAAGTCCTGGGTCTGCGAATCTTTTCCAATTGAGCATTTCAAGTTTATTTGCCAATTGGAGAAATTTTGCGTACATTCGCCCATATGATAGTATCGGGGCGACTCCTGCTAATTTCTTTCTTGAGTCAATGAAACCAGACGCAATCCTAGATGAATATTTAATTGAAAAAACAAATGTATACTATGTTGCGGGGGATAATCTTAATATTCGTCTCGGTGCTAATTACGATTCTTTCTTGGTTGGTTATTATTCAAATCCTGTTCTTACTCCTGATGCATCTTATGAGAGCTGGATTGCAAGACAACAATCTTCCCTTATAGTTATTGATGCTTCCAAGAGAGTTCTTGAAGCAATTGGATATCTTGAGGCTGCAAACAAACTTGGTATACTTTTGTATGGGCCTGCGCCAGGAACTGCACAAATGCCGACTGGCGGTGAGTACCTTAATCTCAAAATGTCGGAGATAGAAGACTATGGGCGTTAATGTCTGGGCAGTAGTTGGAGGTAATACTTTCCAACTCCCAATGGAAACGTTGCTTGGTACGGCATACCAACTTCTTGGCATGAATGCTGTTGCCACGGAACTTCAATATAAAGATGCAAAATTCAATAATGCTACAGGTCAATTCTCTGTTCCGGTAGGAAGTTTAGGTGCCCCTAGTTATTCTTTTGAAGGTGATTTGGATTCAGGAATATACAGGCCAAATCCTAACGAACTTGGTTTAATTGTTGCTGGTACACTTACTTGGCATATCGGAACTAGTTTCGCTTTTCTTAAAAATGTCCCGCTTGTTATGGTGGGAAATAGAATTAGTGAGGAATTTGGTGCAGATATTGCAGCAGCCGCTACTACTGATCTCGGCGACTCTACTGGCAATACTCTCATCGTAAACAACGCAGCAGGAGCTACAGTAGTTACGTCTCTTGGTGGAGCAACACTTCCTGCTGGTACTGAAATTGAAACTATCTTCAATATCACTGGAGGGAGTGTAACTCTCACCCATAATGCTACCAGTCTTGATCTTTTGGGGGCTGCTGACATTATCCTTGTGGATCGTGATATTGTTCGTTGGAGAAAAACCAATGATGCTTCTGCTTATTGGCGTATGGTTAGTTTCCAGCGCGGTCTTGCTTCTACCCCATTTACTGCCAAAGGTGACTTGCTTGTAGGTAAACAAGTTGGAGCAGTAATTCAACAAAGTGTAAAACCAGTAGGTGCAGATAATACAGTTTTAATTGCTGACGCTACTCAAGCTGATGGAACTCGGTGGGGTGCAATTGCGAGTCCTCCTGTACGGCAGACTGTACTTGCTGCTGCTCTTACTGCTGCTGGACTTTGTAACATTCTTTCTGCTGGAGCTGCACTTAACTTTAATGTTGATGCATCTCCAACTCCTGCGCTTCTTACATTTGCAGGTGGCTATGGAGCAGGTGGCCAAGTAGATAGTTTTTCATTCTTGTCTGCGGATCAAACAAATCAAGGTAATTTTGTAGCTAGTAATACAAACTATGTCTATGCTGATTTTGCAACTGCTACTTCTGTAACTTGGGGGAATTGTCTTATTCCCCCTCAGTACGGATATGCGTTTGATCGTACTGAAGGTGCTTTACTTAATTTTGAAGGTGCAGATACTAGCACTACAATAATTGATGATTTTGGCAATTCTTGGAGTGCAGTAGGCAATGCGCAAATTGATACTGCACAATTTAAGTTTGGAAGTAGTAGTTTACTTCTGGACGGTACTGGGGATTACGTCGAGAGTACAAATTTTACAACGCTAGGTAATGGTTCATGGGAGATCGCTGGTTGGTTCCGTTGGAATACTTTACCCACCGCCGGAAACAATCAGTATCTATTCTCTGTAAGCAACACGTCAAATGTAGGTGCAGCCGTTTACTTGAATAATACCACTGGAACACTTAAATTGGCGCTACAGCTTTCGAGCAATGGCTCTAGTGCAGACATCTACAACTCTATTGGCGGCACAAGTACGTCTTGGGCTACTGGGACATGGTATAAAATCCGCCTTGTGTTTGATGCGCTAGCAGGGACGTACCGCATCTATCTCTCAAACAATGGCGCTGCGGAATCGCAAGATATTACAACTTCTTCAGTATTACGAGTATGTGGAATTTCCAAATTCCGTATTGGTGATAATGGAGCTGGAGCTTCCCAGTTTAACGGTTGGGCTGATGCTTTCTACTTTCTTCGCGCAGCGACCGTTACGGGTACTGAGGCTCCGAGCAGCAGTGCACCGACAATCACCAATCATCCTATACATTTCTTCTCCATTCCAGAGATGAAGATGTATGAAGTTACTGCCCCGTCTGTTACTGCTACTGTAAATCCAACAATGGTTGCTCGTACAAGACTTTTTGTTGGTGAATGTGATACTTCTGCTGGGGCAGTAACTGTTACTCGTAATTATGCACTTCGTGGAAAATATTTTCACCCAATCACTGCTATCGCTGCGGGTACTCCTATCATATTTAATCACAATATAGGAGTAGATTTAATAGAAACTCGTGTAGAAGTAACTAGATACACTTCTCATTTAGCAATACCTGCTTTACAAGCAGGATATTGGGGGCAAGTTTGGGGGGCATATTACTTTAATGGTGCTACTAATGAAACTGCTGGTGGAGGTTATCTTGTTGGCAAAAATATAATTGCTATGTTTCCTGGAATTATACACCAATGGGGGATGGGAGATGGTGGTAATCCTTTCGATTATTCACATATGCGAGCATTCGTACAGAGGGCATTCTAAATGTTCAATCGCAGAACTCGTGAAGGAGATGATCCAGAACAACGATTTTATCGTGCTGCATCTCCTATTACAGTTACCAATGTAATTGCTATTCTCATTTTTCTTGGGGGAATTGGTGGTTCTTGGGCGCAATTTCAAAGCAAAACTGCGGTTATCGAACAAAAACTTACTGAACTTGAACGTCGCCAAGTAGATGCTAAAAAAGAAACTAGTCGTTCTAGAGAAGAATTTCGTGAAGATGTAAAAGAAGTAAAAGGTGATCTTAAAGAACTACGGCAAGATATGCAAAAAGTTCTTCAAGAACTACAACGGCAGCGGAGATAATCTTGTCCTACGAAACCTTCACAGCAATTCTTAATGCTGCGGAGTTTCCATTTGTATCTGATTTCTTTCAACGCCCAATCATTATTCCGGGGCTAGATCAACCTCCACGACTTCCTAAAGGCTATACTGGTACTTTTGAATCTGCAAATCCAGAACTAGCTCAGCATTATTACTGTCAAAATATTCTTCCTACATCTGAAGGTATACAGAGTGTAGGATATAGACAAGTAATTCCAGCTGCTCCTATTCCTGCTACTGATTTCGACCAAGTTATTGTAGTTCGTGACGCTGACGAAAATAACTTCCTTTGGGCGCCTGCACGAGGAAAGAATTACATCTACAGA